CTAAGTATTCTTTTCAGGATTTAGTCTCTAGAATGGTAAAGAACGATATCGAGGCCTTTTAGTTAAGTATTTCAAAATGTTTATACTCTAGTAGTATTTCACACCATCTATACTAATTTAAAGGTTGCTTCAGCACCCCATTAAAGCCATAATTAATCCGTGGCGATAAAAAAGAAGAATAAGAAAAAATACTCCTGCGCTCATTGCGAGGAGGAGTTTTCCTCGCCGCATCAAAAAAAGTATTGTTCCCCTAAGTGCCGGAAGAGTGCTTCGACGCAGAATCCTGTTAATTTAAATCAATTTATAATAAATAAATTTTTAAAACACCCGAAGACAATATGGAACAATAAAGGAGCGGCAATCAGGGAACTGGGTTTAGCTAAAAAAATGATAGAAATCTACAGTCTTGAAATTTTTTGGAGGGCACTTCCCCCGGCTTTTCCCACGGAAACGCTCGCTTGGTATCTTTGCCCAGCAGGAAAAGAGTACCTTAAAGTGGAGTTCGCTAAATTTTCCCTTGACTTAGCTCCCCCTACTACCCATAATATAGCAGCGGTCAAATTCGGCGAGGATAAAACCTTCAAAAGGAAACCGACGACATTAAGGGATTTTTTAAATAATGGCAGCAAAAAAGAAAACAACTGAAAAGAAGACTACGGATACGTTCAATCCCGTGGACCAGATACAAAGCTATCTTAAAGACCACAAAGATGAACATTTTAATTTTGAGAAAGAGCCTCACTATATTGTTTCCAGCGGTAGCCTTCTTCTAGATAACGAGATGTCGGGTGGCATTCGCCCCGGAATCATTAGGGCTTCTGGTGTTTCGGAAGGTGGGAAAACTTCATGCGCTTTATCTTTCGCCCGCAGTTTCCAACAATCAGTAGATAACGGCATGGCGGTTTATATAAAATCTGAAGGAAGGCTGTCTCCGGAAATGATCGAACGCTCAGGAGTAGACACTTCTAGCGAAAAATGGTTCGTTTATAAAAGTAATATTTTTGAAAGCGTTCTTCAGCTCATGAGGGAGTTGATTATGAATAACCCGACTGAGTGTAAATATTTTTTTATTGTTGACTCCATGGATGCCATGGTTCCTAAAAAGGATTTAGACCGTTCCTTCGAGGAGTCTGACAAGGTAGCAGGGGGGTCCGTATTAAGTTCAAATTTTTTAAAAAAGATGGCTTTAGGACTTTCCACTAAAGGTCATATTTGTTTTATGATATCTCAGGTGAGAAGTAAAGTTAGCGTAAATCAGTACGAAAAGACTGACCCTAAACTTACCAACGCATCTGGAGGAAACGCGCTGCTCCATTATTCAGATTGGATCTTAGAGTTTCAACCTAGATACGGAGGAGATTTAATTCCGGCAAAAGCAGATAAACCTGAAGGCCATATGTGCAAGGTTACTTTCCGTAAAACAGCTAATGAAAGAACGGGAGAAACCGTGCGATACCCTATCAAATATGGCAGAAAAAACGGAAAGAGTATATGGGTAGAATATGAAGTTTACGGCTTCATGACCCAGTGGGAGATGCTAGAAAGTAAAGGGGCATGGATAATCGTGGCGGACTCTGTAATCGAAGAGTTAAAGTCTCACGACATAGAAATGGAATCAAAGCACCAAGGTAAAGACAATTTCGTTAAATATTTAGAGAAAAGCCCGGAAGTCACTGGGTATTTATTTAAAAAGTTTCGCAATGCTCTTACTATTTAAAAGTGAAGCTGTACGACATTAAAGGAAGATTAGTAAATAAAAGCATCACAAAATATAGGATAAAATGGGATGGTGAATGTAGGTCAAATTTTCAGTTTGAGGTTAAGCAGTTCTTCAAAAAGTACTGGTATGGACAAATTTGCTATGAAGAGTTTCCTGTTTACGGAACTAGGATGAAAGTAGATCTTATCAATATGACCAAAAGGATCGCAGTGGAAGTGCAAGGCGCTCAACACGATCAATTTAATAAGTTCTTTCATAACAACTCTCGAGCCAACTACCTGCGCTCCATTACCCGAGACTACGAGAAGAGAACGTGGCTAGAAAATAATAAATTTAAAATTTTAGAGATAGTGCAGGAAGATTTATCCTCATTGTCTAAGGCTTATATTGAAGAGAAATTCGAGATAAGTATTTAAAATAGTGTAATGAACAGTATGAAAGTAACGGACACCAGCAGAATCCCCGATATTATATTAGACCAAATAAGCGAATGGTCATGCGGTGGCTTCATGCTTTTTAACTTTGACGAGGATGGCAACCCTCAAGTATATTCTAAGGCAGAGGACGAAAGAAACGCTATGTCCCTGCAATATCTGGTCAGTCATTGGTCAGAGGCTATGGAAGGAATGAATAGTAATAGTTTCTCCAAAAATATAGATAAGGCTTTTAACGAGGAAGAAGAGGAAGAAGGATTCGACGAAAATGAGTGATACAAATATAAACCAATATTATCCCGAAGAGGTTCCACAATCTCTAGTAGCAGGAGAAGCGCCGGGAACACCGGCTCCACAATCTAACCCTGAGCCTTCGGTACCAGAGATGGTAGCGACTGATGCTCCTCAAGACATCGTTAGTGCGGGGAAAGGGGTAGTAGATTTAGGTATAGATTTACCTGATATTCCGTTGCCGGATGATGAACCTATTGAGGACGGAGTTAAGGACACGTTTGATGATGCAGCTTTTAATTTTGCAATAGTAGGCGTTGGTCAAGGAGGATCTCGCTTAGCCGAGTCTTTTTGGAACTTAGGGTATCGACGTGTCGGGGTTATAAATACCGCCCAACAAGATCTCTCTTTAATAAATATCCCGGATGAGAATAAACTACTTATTGGAGAAGGGGGAGCTGGCAAGAACCCTGACGCAGCGGATGAAGTATTTAGGACTCGTTATGAAGATATCCTCGACTTCCTGAAGAAAACTTTTGGGGCAGGTTATGAAAGAGTTTTAGTTTGCGCTGGTGCCGGTGGAGGAACCGGGGCAGGTGGAGTAGCTCGTGTTTTAGAAATATGCCACGACCTCAACCAATCCCTTGGTAAAGAAACTAAAGACACAGACGCAAAGGTTGGTTGTGTATTAGCTCTCCCCACTCGAGGAGAAGGCGTTAAGGTTCAGGAGAATTCCAAAAAAACCGTTCTCAAAGTAACAGAGCTAGAAAAGGCAGGAGTAGTATCTCCCCTTATTATCCTTGATAACGAGAAAATTAAACAGCTTTACCCTAAGTTGAGTGTTAATCAATTTTGGAGCACAGCAAATAATAGTATCTGTTCTATCTTTCATCTATTTAACAAAATCTCAGCGCAAGAATCTGCCTATACGACATTTGACAAGGCTGATTTGGATACTATATTTTCATCTGGCGTTATCATGTTTGGGGCAACGCCCGTCAAAGACCTCAGTGAAACGGGTATTTCTTACGCCGTGAGAGACAACCTTCGCAAGAACATTCTCGCAGGAGTAGATGTCTCCACAGGTAACGTAGCAGCTTGTATCATTATTGGAGATAAGGAATCTTTGGACACTATCCCTCAGTCCAGTCTAGAGCATGGTTTCGAGCAGCTCAGTCGAATGATGGGGTCCAACTCCACTGTTCACCGCGGTATTTATGCGGGAGCTAAAAAGGGCATGGCTGTATATACGGCCATCGGGGGCTTGCAGGCTCCAGACAACCTGTTCGATTACTTCTTTAAAGTAGACCGGGTATATAAATAGTAGATGCCCATATTCTCTAATCAAGTAGAAGTCCACGTTCTGGGAGGGCTTCTTAAGCATCCCGATGTATTAGCCGAGATAGATTCTTTCCTTAGTGCGGAAGACTTCTATAACAATATCCATCAAACTATTTACTGCGTTATAAGAGAGTCTATCCTTAACAACGAGAAGGTAGACAGGGTATTAGTAGCTAACAAATTAGCCAATCTTGGCATATCGTCTAAAGACGACATTGATATTTTTGACTATATCAATACGTTAAATTTTACCTCTATCACCAGAGAGGGGGTAATAGAATCCTGCAAAGAACTTTTAAAAACCCGAGTCAGAAGAGATTTAGTAGAAACTGCGGACAAAATTAAAGAGCACGTTTCCAAAAAATCTACCGGTAACATAGATGAAATAATAGCTTCCACCGATGCCATTTACGGCGAGAAGGTTTCTTCTTACAGTTTTGACGATGACCCCCAAAATGTTTTCGACAATCTTGAAGAAAATATAGAAGAACGCGGTGACAACCCTGTAGACGACACGGGACTAGCCACTACCTATGATGAATTTAACCGTTTATACGGAGGTCTAAGGGACGGCAATATTTATGCAATTGTTTCTCGCCCGGCTCAAGGTAAAACGACCTTCATTAACGATCTGTGCGTAGGGGCCGCGATGAGAAACAATGTTCCCGTGCTTGTTCTAGATACAGAGATGACCACTCAAGAAATTCAGTTTCGTATGGCAGCATCTCGCACAGGGGTTCCTTTGTGGTTTCTAGAAACAGGCAACTGGCGCAACAATAGCGACATGTGCGATAAAGTTAGGGAGTACTTTCAAGACTTTAAGAAGCATCAATATTACCACTACCACGTTAGAAACAAAACAGTAGATGAAGTTTGCGCTTTGATTCGACGATGGCACATGAAACATGTAGGTCGTGACCAAAAATGCGTAATAGCTTACGACTATGTAAAACTAACAGGGGAAAGAGTGGGAAACAATTGGGCAGAGCATCAAGCTATAGGAGAGAAAATTGATAAACTCAAAAGAGTAGCGGAGGAAATAAAAGCGCCTCTTATCACAGCTATGCAAATGAATCGTTCAGGCGAAACTCACAATCGTAATTCAAGTAATTTGGTTGATGACAGTTCGGCTATCTCTTTATCAGATAGGCTTCAATGGTTTGCTACTTTTGTGG